GGGTATATTGTATTTCTACTGGAACAGATACTATGAATAATATTGTTTTAAGTCCTTCTACAAATAATATAATGCGAGATGTTAAGCATTATTCTTTAGATGGTGGTGGAAATGATAAATATCATGCTACTTCTCTTATAAATTGGAATAGAAGATGGTATGTTTCTTATTTTGGTTTAGGATGGAAAGATGAAGATTATAGCAATGGTGCTGTAATTGAATTATCTAAAAATAATAGAATTATTTATTCAAACATAAATCAACCAAATTCTTTATTTTTTAATCGTAATGATGAAATGTGTTTTTGTGAGTCTGGTAAAGGATTGTTTCATTGTGGCAGAAATATATTTTATGTGGGTAGAGGTTATCCAAGAGGAGTTATAGAGGATCGTTATAATAATGGTTATTGGATTGTAACTACTGGAGAAAAAGATCCACATGAAACTACTGGAAGATTGAAGTTTTTTACTTATGAGGGGGATTATATAGATGATGTTCCCTTACCTTATGGTTATCAAATTCATTTTATAGTTAAAGCTGAAGGATATTTAAGCAAGTTGTTATAATGGTGTAAAATGAAACCTTTTGAAAAAGTAAAAAGAACACCAGGAAAATCTCTTTTTATATTTGAACATGGTTTAGGAGATCTTATTAATTTTTTACCTGTTTGGAGTGAGTTTTTAGAACAAACAGGAATAACTTCTGTTCTTGCTTCCAGTTCTAAAAGACAATTTTATCTTATTAATCCAAGAATCTTATCTATTGATCAATCATTTAATATACGCATGTATCAATATGTTTATAAAATATTATATCCTGATCCTAAAAATACATCTATTCCTATAGATATATCTGATGAACCTGCTAAACCTTATATTTGTGCTTTTTATGAGTTGGGCATGGAACCTTTTATTTGGAAGCCTTATCGGATGTTAAATAAATATAGAGTGCATAATTCTAAACGTGTAGGTGTTCATCTCTTTGGTCATACTGGAATGCATAAGAAGTTTTGTCCGGTTGATGTAGCAGAACAGGTTTGGCAGGAAATAATCGATGCTGGATATAAGCCTTTTGAGTGTCATATGACTCCTGATTTTGCAGAAGAATATCCTGATTTTATTGAAGCAGATTCTATGAATTGTATTACTCCAGATTGTTCTTTACGTTTTAAAAAACCAGATCTTAAAGAGATGATAAAAGAAATTGGTAAATGTAGATTTTTTATAGGTGTTGATTCAGGCCCAATATATCTTGCTTCAGCATTATTAGGAGTTGATAAAATTATTGGTTTAGAAAATCAAAAGAAACATAATAATTTTTTACCAAAACATATTGTTACCGTTCCTGTTTTAAATTATAAAGTAGGAACGATTTATAAACAACTTAAATTAATGGAGGTATGGTCATGAAAAAACAGTTAATTCGTTTATTGTTTAAGGCTCAAAAGTTTGATTACATTTTATTAACTTTAATTTTTCTTCTGTCTGTTCCTATTTTCTTTTTTGGTTGTATTTCAAATGGTGGTTTTACCACAGGTGCGCCACCTATTCCACCTAATCTTTGTGAAGAATATGCTGATGTAAAATCTGAATCTGTTCTGCTGCAAATTTCAGAAAAATACAATGTTCCATTGAATGAAGTGTATTACGGTCTTATTGATACAACCAGGATTATGATGATTGCTGATGTGGCAGATAAAGAATGGGTTGCTGAGTATCTTGATAAAATTGCTGAGTTTTATAATGCTAACTATCCTAATTTAACTTTTGAACGTTTAATTGCCTATATGACTTCAAAAGAAGAATGGGGAGAAAAACTGTCATTGGCCTTATCTATTTTAAGCACTCGCATTGGTTATTTTAAAGTTGGATATGTTATTAATGATTTTGATAATTGTATGCTTGTTGCTGGATGGAAAGGTGCTAAAAGATTATTGTTTATAAGTTAACATTTTGGATCTGTAGTTTTTGTCATTATGAATTTGAAAAATGTATCAGAGAGGATAAGGGAGAAAAGCCAGCTTGTCCTCTCTGCCACATGCCTTGTATAAGGAGAAATAATAATGTCTACACAAAATGAACAACCGATGAGTGGATGGAAAACTAAATTAGGAGCTTTTCTTGTAGCTATTGGAACAGTAATTGTAGGATCTGCTGATTTAGCCCCTACTCCTGGTATGATTCCTTGGCTTAAATTTTTTGGTTTTATTGTAGGTGGTGTTGGAACAGCTTTTACTGTTTGGGGTATTGGGCATAAGGTGGAAAAAAATAGATCTGTTATTGTACAGAAAAAAACAGTTCCACTTTATGTATCCCCATTAAATGATGAAGAATATAAAGCACTTCAGGATATGCGAATGGTAAAAAAACCTGAAGCACCTAAACCGCCTACATTATGAATAAGGGGGGTTAAAACGCCTTACTCCAAGTAAGAGACTTTTATTATATCCTGTTGTATTTATAGTATTGCTTTGGTTTGCACCAAGGATATAAATTTTATTTCCAATTTTAGAAGAAAAATATCCTACGTGTCCTCTGAAATTAATTTTTTCAGGGCCAGGATCATTTATTTTTTGTTTTATAATAACTATATCAAATTCTGGTTTTGCATAAGAAATATTAATTGGCGTTCCATAATTTAGCCAGCTACGTGCCATTAAACTTTTAGATCTACTTAAACGCAGTTGCCAATGAATAAAATTAGGAAATGCTGAACACCAAGGAACTTCATCATGTTCAGGCCAAGAAGTATCAAGTGTTAGCATTCCCATGATAAAAGGGTTATCCTTTTCGCCAGGATATTCATGTACTCCAAGTTGAGACCATCTTTCTGCTAATTGATAAGCTGTAATTTCCATTTTTTTACCTCCTTATAAGTACCATGCTCCAAGATTAATAGAATTACCAAACCAGATTTTTTTATTGCATGTTATGCAAATAAGCACAATACATGCTTCTGTTACCTCTCTTATTTTAAATTTATTGCCTTGACACATAGGACAGATTTTTTTATCAGCTATGTATCTCCATAAGATTGTTTTGTTGTATTCTGGATCGTTTGTTTTTAATTTTAGCAAGGCTTATTTCCTTATTAAACATAGAATGTAGCTCAGACCAACTAAGATCATTCGGATCTTTTTTAAAGGGTAAAATAGCGAAATCAACGTCCATAGGAACAGATTCTTTTATACGTTTGTAATCAAACCATGAATCGTTATCATAGATAACAATAATTTTAGATGGATTACAATTGATAATTCTTTTTATTTGTTTATTAGAAATCATTTTAACGAATCCTGTTGTAACTGATATATTATTATTATAATATATTCTTATAAAAGAATCAATTCTTGTGTAATCAAGAAATCCTTCTACTAATATTAATGGTTTGTTTTTTAAAATACGATCTTCATAGCATAAATATGTTCCTAAATTTTCAGGATTATGATACCATTTAGAAACAATAGATCTTGCTTGCCAACTAACTATTTTGTTACGTAAATAAACAGGCCAAATAATAGATCCTTCATGTCCACTATTTCTTCCTCCTATTTTTAGATCATACCTATTTATATGCCATAAATGTAATTTACGTTCTTTAAAGAATTTTTTGATCCATTTATTTCTTTTTAATAGTTTATAGGTTATTGGGTAGGTATCTGTAGGTAAAGGGTCTTTTTTTGGTGGTATATACTTTTTTTCTTTTTTCTTTTCTTTGATAATTTCTTCTACTTGTTGTACAAAATCTTTTTTATATTCTTCTTTATCTAATAAGTATTCTTTTACTTCTTCAAAATTCATTCTTCCGTAATAAGAAATGAGTCTAAAAGTTGACATATATTCTTTACATTTAAAACACGTACCAAATTTTCCATTGATGTTTATTCCCCAATGATTACGAGAATCACCACAAAAAGGGCAAGGTCGGATACCTACATATCCGACCCCGATATTTTTACCTTCTGTTAAATAATCAACATTAAATTCATCTAAAACGTTGAGTATGTCCAGATGGTCAATTGCCCTATCTATACGTGGATCTTTTATCATTTGTGAACCAATCTAAATACACTCCATCCATACGTTTCAGCAAATGTTAGAATTTTATTACGATCAGGTTTTAATTCTGTTCGCTTTAATGCTCTACGAGCAGCAGTAGTTTCAGATTTAAAATATTTTGCAAAAAATCTACTCCACCATAAAGCTGTGTGCATAATAGAGTGCATAGGATTTAATTTACTGCGATCAATTTTTTCAGATTTTAGACAAGGAATAATACATAGAATTTTACCGTCTGGATGAAGTATGCGTTTCATTTCTTGCATTACTAATTTTAACTCTACTTCATTTTTAAGATGTTCAAGAGTATGAGCGCAATTAATAAAATCAGCATGATCATCTTCAATCATAGAAATATCAGTAATTGATGCACAATGAAAATTAATGTTAGCATTCCATTCATAATCTTTATGAATTTCTGGAATTAATTTATGTATCATGTATTCTGAAAAATCTATTCCATGAATTTCCTTAAATAATCCTACTTCATCCACTCCTCTTGTATTAAGAGCAGTACCACAACCCAAATCAACCATGACCTCCCATGCTTTACCAACTTCTGATTCAGGTTCAAGCATTTCAATTAATAGTTTGCCAAAGTCCTTTTGCCAATTACCATAAAAAGTAAGGTCGATTCCTTTCCATTTATACCATTCAACACAAGCCTTTTCATATTTTAAAACTTCATCTACATTGAAATCCCCAAACAATTTTTCTTTGTCATACATAATTTACCTCCTTAGATTAAAAATAGTTTTTTTACTTCCCATTCTTTATTTTTATATGTTTTTAATCGTTCTATAGAATGAGCATAGAAATGTTTGTGATAGTTTTTTCTACCTCTAACATTATCAATGAAATCTATTACAAGAAGTTTTTCTTTTATTCCTTTAACACGTCTTCTTCCTCTCCCAATTTTTTGTATTGTGTCGATATGAGATTTCCTTGCTGATCCCAATCCAACACAGTCGATGTTGGGTATATCTGATCCAATTCCAAAAACTGAAGTTGCAATGACGAGTTGGACTTTTCTACGATTAAGTAAGTTTTTAATAAATTCATTTTGTCCATTTTTATTTTTTCCATGTGCAAATATTGGTTTAAGACCCATATCTTCTGCAATTTCCATCATTATTTTACCATGTTTAATCTCATCAAGTAGTATAAGGCAGTTACCACCTTTATTTAATGATAATTGTTTTGCTGCTTTAAGCATCTTTGTGCATCTTTCCGTATTAAATAATACATCATTGCGTAAAACATCCTGGTAGTCACCACCTAAAGGACGAGCGCATACGAATCTAAGCAGGTGTACTTTAACATCTGTAACTCTTTTAATGGCTTCTTTATCTGCTGTTTCATGAATGATGGGGCCAATGTTGCCGATCATGACAGCCCATTTAGCGAAATCTTTTTCAAGCTGTGGAGTAGCTGTTACTCCATATCTATAGAATGTGATTATTAAATTAGCTAAAATTTTATTAATAGAGTTGTTCATTCTATGAACTTCATCTACAATGACTAATTGGATATTTTTAAGTTTAACTTTTTTAAGCGATTGAAATAAACCGATTGTAATATCCCCAGGAAACCAATTACCATCTCCTACTATACCAACATCGTGATCTGGAAACCAATTTAAAAAACGAGTATAGGTTTGATTGAGAATATCTTTGGTAGGAGTTATTATAAGTGTTTTGGGTGTGTTTAATTTAGCTACGATTCCTCCCATAACTACAGTTTTACCCATTCCGGTAGGCCCAACAAGAATTCCTCTATGATGTGGGCCTATTTTAGCAAGCATTTTACGTTGATAGTCTTCAAAGTGAATTCCTGGTAATTTTGTTATTAGTTTATGATTAATTATAGGATAAGATAGTGGCTTAAATATAACTTTATGGCCTTGATTAACAAGTTTTTTATATAGATATGAGTATAGACCAACTGGAAAACGTCCTCCATGACCTCCTTGAAGATTTAGAATAGATTTATAGGATTCTGTACCTTGCTCCCAATAAGATAAAGCTTCCCATACAGGCTGCTCTATTTGTCTGCCCCCTAAGACTTTACATTTGTGAGCATTTATTTGTTCAATAGTAATTACCATTCAATATCTGCCTTATTATCATCTGAAGATGTTCCCCAATCTTCTTTAACTTCAAATTCATCAACAGCAAATTGACCAATGGATAAATTACGATAAATACCTATAGATCCATGTTGTCTTCCATGTCTAAAATTAGCTATATAAACTCTTGCTTTGCTTTCTTTTTCTTCTAATTCTGTTTGACATATAGCCATAACCAGATCTGAATTAAAAATAGTATCAATATCATCGGCAACTAAATAGGAATGAAATACTTTAGAAGTCATAGCACGTCTATTACCCTGCATAGCTGAAATAACAATAAGATTGCGTGTAGCTGCTATTTCTTTTAACCCCAAACAATTTTCAGATATTCTTTCTTTTTTGCTTTGTCCTGATTCTGTTTCTTTCATTATTCCTAAGTAATCTACAATTACAACATCTGCAAAAAATCCTTTTCTTTCTTCTAATTCGTCTAATATTCTGTTAATGTCAATCCAGTTTAAGCGTCCTCTATCAAAGGCAACTACTTCTAAGTTTCCTCCTGATATTTTTCTTATTCTTTGTCTGTTTTTAATTACTGTTTGTATATTATAAATAGATTCTATTGCTTCTAAAGATTTTATATACCCTTCTCCCATTGGTCTTAATATTTCTGCTTCTCCTGATGGAGATGAAGTCATAAAACCAACTGACATATCTAAACGCTCATCAATTTGTTCTTTACCCATTTCCAGAGAAACAAATAATATATTTAATCCTTGAAGCAGAGCAGCAACAGCCATTTCTATAAGAAACCATGTTTTTCCTGCTTTTGTAGCTCCAAGTGTAGTGATTAACCATTTGCTTCTTAATCCTCCAATGAGAGTATCGAGACCTTTTATTTTGGTTTTCATTTTATATCGATTATCTTTTAATCGATCATTAATAAATTTTCTATCTGATATATAATTATAATAAGGATCTTCGATTTGTCTTGGTCTTTTGATTGCTTCTAATATTACTCCTGCTGCTTTATCATATTCTTTAGCTTTAATTAAATTTGCAAAATCAATGCTGGCTTCTTCTAATTGAAAGTGATACATTGCATCATTTATTTTGGTAAGAATATATACATAATTAGATCCTGTAATGTCTTTAAGAATACCAATAAGATTCATGCAACGATCATAAAGATCATCTGACATAGTATCTTCGTATTCTTTGAAAATATCAAAGAAATTTTCTTTTGGTGCTTCTTTGTAATCATCATAAAAATCATAGATGATTTTCATTATATGTTTTCGGTCTTTTGTTTTGAATGTTTTTAAATCGACAACATTACGAATAGATTTTAGAAAAACATCTTCCCTTATTGAATGATATATTATTTGATTAAGGAAATGATTATTAAATTCTAAAATTTGCTCCTCCATTATAATAATCCTTTCCCTCCTTTAGTCTTTTATTAATATAAAAGTTGACCAATCATCTTTATAATGGTCGTAAAATGTCCTCCTTTTATTTTTTCCTTTTTTATTAGGATCTATATCATCCATCCCCCCAGGATAGAATTTACCTTTTATCCATTTTTCTTCTGTATTTTCATATACTCTGAATTTTCTACTAAAAAAATCATGCCACCATTTTTCCATTCTTGCAACAATATGTGATGGGTCTTGTTTAAAAACATCGTCTTTGTTTTGTCCTCTTTTAATTGCGTTTAAGGTAATAAATGCTTTATTACCTTTTTTTAATACTCTATAAATTTCATCGATTGTTCTTCTTGTTTTTTTAATTTCTATGTGTTCAAATAATTGAGAACAATGTACAAAATCCATAGATTGATCTTCAAACGGTAGTTCTTGGCAATCAGCTACTATTAATTCATCATTTTTAAAATCAAATTTTTCTTTTCCTAATTCAATAAGGTACTCAGAAACATCAATACCAAAATGTTCAGTAAATATTTGTGTCTCTTTAAAAGCTAATAGATTAACACCACAAGCACAACCTATATCAAGCATTGCTTTTTTTCTATAATCTATTTTATAAAGTTCAGTCATAAATACAACTAATTTTGCATATTGTTTTTGCCAGTTACCATAATAAGCATAGTCGATTCCTTTATTTTTGCATCGTTCATAATATTTTTTTCCAAAATCTTCCATTGTTTATACTCCTCCTTCACATAAAAATATAAAAGTTATGCATTTTTTCTATAAAAGATCTCATTCCAAATTCTTGACAAAAACTAATAAATTCATTTTCATTTAATTTAGTTTTTTTATAAGGCAGCCAAAAATGATTTAAAGATGGGTGTGGTAAAACAACAAGATTATAGCAAAGCATATAGAGAGCTTTGCTTTTTTCTATTTTTTCTTTCCATTTTGAGTTTTTAGGATCTTTTAAATATTCTAAGGTACGAACTTCTCCCATTGTTGGTATGCCTGGAACTGTGTCTGATTTACATCCAGCAATAGCTTTATAATCGGCCCATTGGGAAACAGGGATTCCATATTTATTAACAAACCAATCCCAACTTTTTAATTTTTTATTATCTGGATCATAAATAGAAGTGTTTGGGGTTAATAATTGATACATATCTTCATCTTTAGTAACAATAATATTGGTTCCTTTATGATACCATTTGCACCATAAAGCAATAATATCATCAGCTTCATATTGGGGCAATTCATATGTGGCGAAACCCAATTTTGAACATAAAACAGTCAGATAAAGATAAGCTTCTTCAAATTTTCTTTTTTCTTCTTCTTCTTCTGGTGTTAATAATTTTTCTCTTTTTTTATATCCATCAAATTCATCGTGTCTAACACCTATCTTTGAAATATCCCAAGCAATAATAGTATTTTTAATTTTAAATTTATTAGCTATACTTTGAAGTGTATTAAAAAATCCGTAATATATTCCTGTTTCTATTTCACCATAAGATAATCTTACTTGTCGGCTATATTTTGTTCTATAGCATAAGTAACGACCATCAACGATCATGGTTATATCTTCTTTAGATAATTGTGGTATTAGTCTTCTTCTTTGCATGTTAGTTTCATCCTTGTTGGCTTGCATTTTAATTTAATTCTTTTTTGCTTTTTATAAATTTCTGGTACAGGACGTTCCCCAATAAGACCAACACCATTGTTTATTAATTTATTACATAAAGGTTTTAAAGGATGTTCATTTTCTTCAAATTCATGAAAATTAATTTCTTCAAAACCAAATTTAGATGGGTAGAATATTTTTTCACATAACCACTCAGTACCAATTTTAAAATAATGGTTAACGAAAAATTTGTCTATTCTTGAAAATTTTTCGTACTCACATCTATTGTCTTTTAATAAATAAAAATTTGCAGGATCATTTATAGGTATATATGTATTATCTTTGAAAGATATTTTTCTATCAATTTTTAGTGGTGGTTTTTTAGTTTTTAAATTTAATTTTGCCATATTTCCTCTTTTCATTTATAAATTTTATCTTGTTCTTTTTTTATTTTTCTTATTTCTTTTAATCTTTTATTAATATGATCAACTCTATCAGTCATCATTGCATACGCTATTGCGTCTATTAATTTGTTTTGTACAAGCTTTTCATTTGCTTTATAAAAAAGTTGTTCTGAATCAAATGCTTCTAAATTGTCATCTTTTTTAGGAGATACTTCCATTATTCTTTTTTTCAAATTATATATACAATTGTCTATTTCTATAAGTAAGGCTTTTAATTTTAATACTGAAGAAGAAACAATAGAAGTATCAAGTTTATTTTTTCGGATCATATCGGTAGTCTGAATTATAAAGCCTGTTTTTTCTTGTCGTTCTTTATGCTTTTCGTGTCTGAATTGATTAAAAGATTTAGTTGAGAATTTATTTACTGTATGTAATATAAATCCTCTTTTATCATCCGTTGATTCTATACTTAATTTTGTTTTTTCTTTTTCTGTTGTTAATTGTAGTCGTAGTCCTAAAGGATGGAAAAAAGTTCTGTTTGCTTCTTGTAGTACACCGTTGTTTTTCAATAGGTCGATTAATTCCTCTCCTTGTAATTTTCTTATTTTCCCTTTTACTTTTCTTACTCTTTGTTTTTCCATTTTGTTTTTTCCTCTCTTTATTGGTTTTTATCATTGTATAATTAAATGTATCAAATAATGAATTATATGATATTCTATTTTTAAATATCCATCCTCTCTTTTTTAACTCTTTAATGTGTTTGTTTTTTAAAACTAAAAAATCCCTATCAATAAATTTTTTGGGATTCTTTTTTACTGCCTTACCTTGTTTACAGTTAAGGCATGTTACTAATGAGTGTTCTATTACTTTTATTTCTGCTTCAACGGTTATAGTTTTTTTTAATCTGTTTGCCCATCGTTGTCTTCTTATACAAGCATCGGTGGACATTGTTGTGTTAAATTTTTTACACAACATAATATCCCCCTATGCTTATTATTTTTTAATTAATTGTTCATTAATCCATATTAATTTATTTTCATTATAATTATCAGTTTGTTTTCTAAATATTTTATAAGGTATTTTTTCAGTACCTATATACTTGTTTTTACATTTATAACACAATCTTAATTCAGCAGGAACTAAATCAATATGTTTACATTTTTTACAATATTTATAAATCAACCATGATAATTTATTTTTATAAATTATTTTATATTTTGGGCCTGTTCTTTTTTCATTTAATTCATGTTCAATTTCATCAGCGAGATTATCAGGTGTGGTTCCCCAATAGTGGTGTCCTCTTGCTCCAGCATGAAACAATGCTTTGGCAACAAACTCTGAACAGACTAAATAATTAGACCAATGTATGAAATGGGCGGTATTTAATAGGTGTAAAAATATTCTTCTAATAGGATATTTTTGATCAATATGTCTTTGAATTGCTTTTATTGCTTTTAAATATTTTTCAGGAGTTAAATTTATATATCTTCCAATTAAGACATAGCACCCTTCATAATGTTCAAAAAGGTTTTTAGTTTTTAAATGCCATAATGCTTCTAAAGTACATCCAGTTCCATCAGGAAGCAATCCAGCATGATTGAATTCACTTTCTCTATCAGGTGATAGGTTTTTTGTAATTCTTCTAATTCCCCAACTAATAAATCCTGTTCCTTGAGTGCAAAAGAAATCTAATGGTTTAAGTTTTTGCTGAAGCGGATTGTAAGGAGCATTAACAATAATCTGTTCATAATTTCCAGGTTCAATCGGTGTTGGTTTCTTAGCTGTCATTTTAGATCCTCCGTAATGTCACAGATAAATGATGTTGTCTGCCAATTCGATTATTTCATCTGTGTGTGTGCTGATTATTAATTGCAGCTTTAACATTTTAGACAGTTCCATTACCATCTCAGAAACCAAAGGTATGTATCCTTTTGATACGTTTTTAAACGGTTCATCCAATACTAAAATAGGTGCTGGATCAGGATCTTCCAGACTGTATAATACCATACGTAGCGAAAAAGCGCAAATATCAACAGCCCCTCCTGAAGTTGTGTCCTTTCTTGGTTCATATAGTTTTCCGTTTTTATTTAGAAAAAAATTTACCTCCGATTGATCCCTTTTATCATATCTATAATCTACTACAAAGTGGTACTCATTACCAAATACTGTTTGCAATGCAAAAGTTACAGTATCTTCAATATATTGTTTAATTTCCTGTTGTGTATCTTCTCCAATTTTAATTAAAACAGCTTTTGTTTTTTGAGCTAATTCAATCCATTTTTTTTCTTTTGCTATTGCAATTTTATTAAATCGATAAGCTTTGGTTGCAAGAACAAGTTCTGTTTCTTTTTCAATTAATATTTTATGAAGATTTTTGATCATTTTATTAAACCGTCAGCTTTCATTTTTTCATAAAGATCATTTGTTTCAGTTTCCAGTTCTGAATCAAGTTCATCTTTTTCTTCTATTAATAGATCTAATAATTCCTTTCCTTCTTCTAATGTTTCACATTCAAATAAATCATTCATTTGTTTTAAAAGCACTTCTTCTTGAGCTTTTGCTTTTGTACTTTCTTCTCTTGCGTTTTCTAAAATGTTTTGCATTGATTCTATTTTATTAATCATATTTTTTTTTGGTAATTTAAGATTCATTTTAAGTTCTCCATCCATGAAAATAATTTTTGTGATTTTTTTATTTTTAAATTAAATTTTTTTACTTTTTTATCTGTTTTAGATATAAGTATTTCTTTAATTCCTTTTCTTTTTCCTGGTTTGTAAATATTAAAAGCAATTTTAACATCATTTATTCTTTTATAGTGTCCTTTTATTTCTGAATACAATTTTTTAAAATATTCATTTATTTCTTTTTCGGACTCAGCTATTTTATATCCTTTATTGCCACCGATAATAGGAATACCCATGTGTTCTGTTGTTTTTCTTACAAGTGTTCTGATTTTACTATTGTTGTTTCCATATGTTTCTGTTAACCCAACAATAGGAGCAAGATCTCTTGCTTTAATCCACTTTCCAGAGGGTAATCTTTCCAAGTAATCAACCATTAAATTTGCTTTTATTGGATCAAAAGGATCTGTTCTATGTTTTGGCATAATCATATTCCTTTTAATTCCCCTTTTTCAATTAGATCTGCAATCATATTTCTTAACATTTTTTCTATATTTTTAGGTAATTCATGAGAGTCTAATAATTTAAAAAGATTTTTCATAAATGATCTTTTTTTATCTGGTTTTGATACATGCTTTAGTTGCTCAACAAATTTAATAACTCCTTCAGTATAGGATTCAACTCTTTGTTCAATATGGGTTTTAGATAAAACTTTATCAGGTGGTTTTGCAGATTTTAAATATATTTTCTTATATAATAACGTGTCAGTATTTAAGAGTACAACTGAGGGCATTAGCCATTCTTCAACGGATCGTCTTAATATTGGCCCAGGATTTATTATTGTTGTTCCTTTATATTTAAAAATATAAGGTTTGTGCCAATGACCACAAATTATTAATCGATATTTTCTTAGCTCTGGATCACTATCTATATTCATGCAAAAATTTTCATCTTTAACTACCCATGAACCTTTGCCCATCTTGCGTTCTGAAACAACAGCTTTGTGTGTAAGTAAAATTTCAGGGCTATTCCTCCCATACCATTGTATTCCTTTTTCTGATCCCCAATCATTCCATGCCCACCATATTTTATAGTCTTCATAGAATTCTGAAATATGTTTTACTTTATCATTATGTTTCCATAAAACTCCAAGAGATGTACGATTCCACAAATCTAATGAGTGATATAATAGATCGTGGTTTCCCCAAACAAAATACATCGGATTCCATAGTTCTTCTAATATAAATCCTATTTTTGTAAGAATTGAATTAGCTATTAATGATACATTAAAAACATCTCCTACATGAATAATTGGAACATCATATTCATTGGCAATGGATATAATTTCTTCCCATTTATAGAATTGTGCTTCCAAAATATCATCTGTTCTACCAACAGGATTTTTTCCTGTTATATGTGTATCTCCACAAATAAGAATTAACATTCGTGATTTTCCCCTTCAATAGCTTGGTGACATAAAGGGCAGTAGCCTAATTCAGAAAAAATAATATTTAATTCTTTGTTAATTTCAGTAGTTTCTTTATCTGCTTTTCGGTATAGTGTTTTTAATCCCTCAACTTTTGTTATTATAGAATATAATTGTTTAATATTTTTTTCTATTTTTTCTGAAGTTTGATTCATAGATGCTATTTTTTGTAATTGTGTTCCATGTTCATAAATAGTAGTTTGATCAAATTTAGGTATTCTTTCTAATTGAGATACAATTTTACCTAATTCTTCAATTTTTTCATTAAAAGCTACAATAACCCCTTTTCCTTTTACTATTTTTCCTATTTGTAAAGAAAATTTTTTAATAATCTGATGATTACTCATTTTTTTACTCCTTATAATTTTTAATTCATCAATTATAGCTCTTAAATTAAAGATTGTTTCTTGTAGCTTAATTGACTCCTCTTGTTTATATAAAATTCCTTTAGCTTTCATTTTAAATCGAACTACATTTTTTAGCCTTTCAATTGTTTGTTGGTATTCTTTATTATTTTTAATTAGTCTTTTTATATTAGATTTATGATCTGAAATTGTTTTTTTTACTTCTTTTATTATTATACTTTGATCTTTAAGACCTGTATATTCATTTAATTGTTTTGCTGCCCCACCACCTGTATCAAATAATAGAAAGGGTTTAGGAGCAAATTGTCTTTGCCAATTAATTTCAGTAAAATTAAAAATTTCCTTTACAACAATAGGAACACCCGAACCAAAAGCTTTTATAGGTTTAGAATTATTATTTATATAATATTTATTTTTAGTTCTTTCAATTACATTTCCAAGATTATCTTTTACTTTTATATACAAAGGCTCATCTGTTAAGTCTGATTGATATAAATCTTCTCCTTTTCTTGGAGAGTTTTCAGTCAATAAATATAAAGCACGAATTAACGTTGATTTTCCTGTTTCTGATTCACCTACAATTACATTAACTCCAGGTGTAAAAGTAACTGTTTTTTCAGTATGCAATCCAAATGCTTTAACTGTGAGTTCTGTAAGATACATTAGAATATATTCCTTAGTTCGCCAGCAGTAAAAAATGTACGGTATAATTCTTCAATTTCAAAATATGCTGTTTTACTTGGATACTTTGTAATAGGATCATCAGGTAGAAATGGGAAGAAACGATGTTTTTTCATTTTATTATAATACCGCTTTAATTTTTCATCTCGTATAATCAATTCAATTGTATCTTCTTTGTGATTCATGGAATTGAAATCCTCATCCAAAAAGTTGCTTCATTTTCCCACTTCATATATTTAGCATAAAGCCAATGTTGTAGGGCAATATATGATTTTGTATCGTAAAATGATTTAGTTTTAGGATTCCAGACTATGATATGATCATCATTATCTAATGGTAAATGGTCACTAAATGGTATCCATCTCTGCCAAGGTAATCTTATATCTTCTTCAGTATTATTATGATATTGTTCCAGAATAGTAGTTATATCATAACTATCAGATTGGGTTTTCGCAGTATGTTTCACATTTGATGATAGATTTAATCGTTTTGGTTTTGCCTTTAATCTCAAACGTTTCATTTTTTGCCTTTCTTTTTTCTTTAATAAGTTGATGATCTGGATCTATACTTTCAAAATAATCCCATGCTAATTTAAAAACAGGATCAAATAGAGGATGATTGAATCGTATTTTGGTGTATCCTTCTTGATTGAAGTATTGATCTTTGTTATGTTTTTCAAATATTTTTGTTAGTACATTTGGTTTTTTAGTTTCAAGATAACAATCAGGAAATAAATTAACTCTAAATATTTTATTATTATATTTTACAACTTTTAATTCAATTCTATATTGATAAATGGATTTCCAAGGCAGGATAGTAATAATTTTATCTTTCTTTCGATGTATAACAACTTTTATAACTTCTTTGTTAGCATGAATATATGCTAATGATCGAGTAGCATTGATTCTTTTAAAATATGTTATTTGATTATTGGTTATAGCTTTAGCAATCTGCTTTTTAGTTACATTTAATGCAGTTCGTTCAAAAAACCTTTCAGTTGAATGATTAGTAAAAATCCATTGTACTTTATTTTTTTTCATATATTTACCTCCTTCTCATTCTTATTCTATTTGTCATATTTTTTAACCATTTAGGATTTTTATATTCGGATGACCAATCAAAGAACTGTTGTAAATTTAAAATAACAATAGGAAAATCTGTAAAACCAAATTGAACTGTTATATAATTAAAATCATAAGGCCCAAATTTACTTGCAAATCCTATAAAAATATCATGATGCATAGCAATACATTTTGTTCTTCTATTTCTACGAAATATTAACATTGGTTCTCGTTTAGATTCAATGGCATCATTAAGACATTGTTCCCAAAACTCATGAAATTGAGGAATTTTTTGTTTTGAATCAACTAAATCTAATAATGACCAATGAGTTAAAGTTATAGCTTTTTTACCTTTTGTTTTTTTCGCATATCCTGTTTTACATTCGATTAAAAATATATCAAACCAAAATTTACATTCTGGAATAGTATAAGTTAAATCTCCAAACATATCAGGTCGAGTTTTGGTTTTAGCCTTTCGTTTGCTTGTTGCTCTCGATCCAGATCCTTCAGTATGCCAAACACCATCTTCTGTTTTCATATTAGTTAAATACAAAGAGAATTCTTTTGATACTTCTCCTTCAAAATCTCCACCTTTTGCCATAGTTTACTCCAATCCAAATTCTTTTAAGAATATTTCGTTTTCGGGATCATGTTCTTTTTTCTTTATCATTTCAAATTTTCTATTAATAATACAATTTAAATGAACATATGTATCAAATTCAAATGAGAAGTGTAAAACTTCATAATCTGTGTGACAATACCAACAACCACCATCTTGAGGTTTACATTTTTCCATTATATTTTACCTTTTTCATTCCGAACTAATTTTTTATTTTTATATACTTCCCATTTTAAATCCATTTTAAATGAGAAAAGCCAATCTTCAGCTTCAGTAATAGAATTAAACTGAGCAAGAATAAAATCAGCTTTTGTTGCTTTTATATAAGCAAAATAATTGTCACGTTTCAATAAGCTTAGACGTGGTACGGTTTCAACAGCAGCTTTACAATCGTAAATAACTGCAACAGTATTGGATTCATAAAATTTATCTATATAAAATCTCAAAAGATCTGTTGTTTTTAAAAACTGTAAGTTTTCATGAGTTTTTAAAAGTCCTTTATAATTTTCTTCCATTTTCTCCTCACAAAATTTTTTAAAATTTTTTGTTTAATTCATTCAAGTTCAATTTTATTCATATTCCAGCCATATATTAACCTCCCCATTTAGGTTTTCTTTTTATTTCTGATTGTTCAACCATTTGATTCCAACAATCTTGTAGCATAGTTTTAATTATATTAGCTACTGCTTTATCTTCTGCACAAATTTCAATCAGATCTTGACGTGATACTTTCTCTCCTTGAAATTTTATCATGTTGTGGGCTTTTTCATAATTTTTAATTTTGATTTCATCATTTATGTTATCCCAAAGAAAATTTACAGCAGAAGTAAAATTATCAATCCCCCATCCATGTAAAATAGCAAATTCAACATCATTATATCTTGATCCTGTTTTATTTTTCTTTATTCGTACTCCTACTTCAATTCCCTGGTTCATTTTATAATCACTTTGGATTTTACCTATTTCTCTTAATTGAAATATGCTATTTGCATAATGATCTAATGCTTTCCCCCCTGCTCTGGTATTGGGATCACCAAAAGCAATACCAATTTTTTTACGGATTTGAGATAATATTATTAGTAAAATGTTTGAATTATTAATTCCTTCAATACAATTACGAAATAACTGGCTTAAAACTCTTGCTTTAGAACCTCCCATATCTTGTTTTTCAATTCCTTTTTTTGCAAGATGTTTTATTTCTCTTGCATCTTTTAAAGTATCAAGAGAATCAATTATATAAACTATAATATCATAATTATTTTCATTTTTTGAAATCCAATCCAGGTTATTATACATATCTTCGACTGTTCTGGATCTGTTAAATGGTTTTTCACCTTTTTTACGTTTGTAGTTTGTTAAATCTTCACGTAATCCGATTATGTGTTCCAAAGGCATTTTAAACTGAACAGCTAAACGATGATCAAATGCGTGTTCTGGTTCATCATAATATATTTTAACTTTTTTCTTTTTTATTAAATGCTCATGATACCAAACCGAATTAACAGCTTCACAGGCTAATAGAGTTTTTCCTGTTGAATAATCTCCAATAGGATTAATTACTCTACCAACAGGATAACCATGATCAACGTTATTAGTTAAAGCTAAATTTAAAGTCCAACTACCGGAATCAATAAAATATAGAGGTTTTTTTAATTCAACTATTGTTTCAGCAGATTTCAGTCTTTTACGTAGATCTGAATCCTTATCTGATTTTAGCTTAATTCTTTTCATTTGGTTTATTCTCCTAAAAAATAAGCAAAAAATTTTTAAGGGGAGCAAATAAGCCCCCCTTATTCGGATTTTATATTTGAATATCTGATTCTTGGATCATTTTGTTATAAACATCTTCGATAATAGCTTCAATTGCTTCTGATCTTTCCATACTAACAGCTTCAGCATACTCATTTTCACGACACCACTTATTAAATGCAAATGTTTTCATATCATTTAATTCTGTATTTAATTCTTCACAATATTCAGTTATTTCTTTTTCAACATCTTCTTGTGAAACTACGTTTTGGTTTTTTTCTATTTTTTGACGTGGAAATTTTTTAGGAGTTGTTTCCTCCCCATTTGATTCTTCTTCTTCAACTTCTGTTAACTGTGATTCTTTAATTTCTTCATAATCAGGAATATGTAAAAACATATCTAAACTATATCTTAAATAACCCCGATCATTTGCGGTTTCAATTATTAATTCTAACATTTCAAGTACATCTTCTGGAATAGGTTCTTGACGTGGATAAAGTTCAAATCCTTTATAAGCAGGAAATCTACCATCCATTGAAATAGTGAGACCAACAGTACGACCTTCATCTGTTGTAACATCAGAAATATCTAAGGTTGTACGATTAATTTTATCTCTTACTTTTTCTTGAATTTCAGAATGGACTTTTGATTTAGGGGCATTCCAAATTTGAATTAAAGAATAATCGGGAGGTTCTTCTTCAAGCAATTCTTTTGTTCTATTCCAAATTAAATAAAGAACTCTATCTGAAGGATATAAACGTTTAATTGCATCTGTAACTGTTTTGTTAACTCTCCATAGTTTTTGTTGTACTTCGCAACGATAACATTTTTGAGCTAAAAATCGATGAGGACAAATAAAATGATCTCCAGCAAATCCAACAC